TGTCCATAACACAAAAGCACCAGTAATCCAAGATTTACCAACACCTCGAAAGGCTTGGATCTGTAATCTTTTTGGTCCATGTTGTAAGTAGTCTGCGATAGAGTACTGTGCTCTTGTAGGAGAGGGTAGACCAAGCTGATCCCACAGAGCTTGTAGGAACAGCTTAAAGTCGTCTTGTAAAGCTAATAAGGTATTATTCATCAGGTAATCTATCTGGAAGTATCATATCCATAAGGTCATCAATATTCTGAGGTAAATCTATGTCTTCTTGTTTAGGAAGTTTTTTAGGTTTGCTCAAATGATGTAATCCTATAAATTCATCTATAGCTTCTAACATCCATTCACCAGCTTGATCATATTGTTGTTTACCTGTTACATTACCAGATTCTACTCTTTGTTTTAGATATTCTTTTTCAACTTTATTTTTATGCTTTTGAGGTAGATCTTTGAAAATCTTATAATAAAATCCATATACTTCTTCTACAAATTCTTTTATAGTAGCATATCCAAGTGATCGTTTCTGATAAAACTTTTTCTGTATAAATTGTAAGTAATTATCATGCTGATCTCTTGGTATAAACTTATCTAATATTTTAGTAAGATTAACAGGATCATTATCTTTATTAGCTTTCCATTTAACAAAATCTTCTACAACAGAACCAGCTGTATTCCTCATACGTTGAACTACAGGTAAATAATCACGCCTAGAACCTCTTTCTCTATTACCTTCCTGTAAGATTTCTATAATTTTTTTTGTATATGGATCATAAGAAGCAATATTATGAGCTGCTTCAATTTCAGTATTAGATATTCTATTCATACCTAAATCTTCCAGTCTAAAACCAGTTTTAGCTGATATTATATGTCCGTAATCAAATGTCTCTTTATAATCTGTATACTGTTGATACGGTGCAGTATCTCTTTCCCATTTCCTTAGTTTATTTTGAAATTGCTGTGTAGTATCATTTTTACTTCTTCTAGGTTTTACTTTAGCTTTATTAATCTTATTTAATAATTCTAACTGTGCTTCTGAAGTAGGATAATCTGATAAATCTATATTTTTTAATGAAGCATAACTTCTTATATTTAAAAGTTTTATTGCTTTTCGCAAATCTTTTTCAGCTGCAACTTGTTCTTTAGCATATTCATTAAATTCTTTACGAGTTATATTTGTACCTGTACCATCTTTTTTATTTCTACGCAATGAATCTTTAATATGATTAAATACCATATCTCTTCTTTCAGATCTAGTAGCTCCAAATTCAGTTACTTTAGCACGATTATAATCAATTTTTCTACCTAAAGCATCCCTTGCATCTTCTTGACCACCACCAATTAAAGCAGCACTAACATCAAAAAAGTCAGCTTCTGGTCTAAAAGTAACAGGTCCACCTTTATATGCTGGAGGTAATTCAATAACTTCATTAGCAATTAAAGACTGCTTTAATCTTTCATTAGTACTTAGTTTTGGAGCTGCTTTAGTAGGATTAACTTGAGCACCAGCCATTCTCATAGGTTGAGCACTCTGTTTAGCAAGGTCAATACCATCATCAGCTATAGATAGAGTACCATCTAGGTTTTGTACAACTTGTCTTTGTTTACTAAGTCTACTTTTTAAACTTGTAAGATCTACATTATCTAATGCACCTTTAGTTAAGCCACCAAATGCTCCTCCAAAAGTACCAGCATATCCTACTTCTTCTGGTGTTAATACTCTTTTTTCATCAATACCTACTCTAACTTGCTCACCAACTACACCTCCAACAGCACCTTTACCTATAGCTCTTGTGATACCTTTAGCACCTTTAGCTACTGTTCCAAAAGGTATAGCTTGAAATAATCCAGCTGCATGAGCCTGACCTTGACTAAATTCTTCTCCTCTTAACCACTGTGCAAACACATTAGTACCATAACCTATACCATAATTCAAACCTCTTGATAAAGGATCAGGACTAGGTAAAAAAACATCTGCTCCAATACCTATAAAAGTCTCACCAGCTAAAGTAGCTAAAGATACCCAATTACCTTCTAATCTTTTTCTAATCTTTCCAGCTTCTATTAGATCTTCTTTTGACTTAGCACCAGCTACAGCATCATCGAACTCTTTCCACTTTTCAGCGTCTTGTTTCTGTTTTTGTCGGTTAGTTAGGCTTTCTACATCTATTTCTTTACTTAATAACGGTTTACCTTCTTGATCAAGTTCACCTGTATCTAGATAACCACCTTCTTCTTCTAGTTGTTGACCAGAAGTTTTACTTTTCTTTTCCTCTAAGCTTCTTCTAGTTGATTGATCTCTATATGCTGGATCGTCAGGATTAGGTTGTCTTTCCATTACTCTATCCCAGCATTCTGCTTAGTAAAGAAATCAGTGGTTGATTGATGTTGTCTTGCGAACTCTGCAGCTCTATGTTTCTGATCTAATTCAATAATCTGTTTATAAGTTTCTTCTTCTTCACGTTGATTGAATTGATGATAATTTAAAGGTTCACCATATTTTGTCATAGCATCTGGATGCCAAGCAAGTCTATCACCTATTGATTTCATAATAGGTTCAGTAATAGCATCTTCTCTTGCTTTAATCGCTTCCCTTGCTTGATTAACTCTATCTAAACCTTCACCTAAAACATTAGCTACACTACTTTCAAATCTAGATAATTTAGGATCTGACCATTCTATAAATGATTTAGCAGCACCCCAACCTTTACCTATTAAATCTGTTAGAGGATTAAAGCCTTCTACTTCTTTACCTGATTCGTCATAATAAGACCAATCACCACGTTTATTTCGTTCCCAATTTGGCATAGTTATGTCCTCAATGTTTGGATACCTAACGTATCTCTATTAGGTTTCTCTACTTTAGTATCCACGATATACCGACTACGTGGTTCTTCTGGTGCTAATGGTTGATTAGGAGGTGGTGCTGGATTAGGATCTTTACCTTCTTCAGTTAATTCAACTTCTGTTTTTTCAGGTTGTATTAATAAGTCTTTAAACCAATCGGATTGTTGGATAATACTTAATAATGCTAACCTATTCTTTAGATTAGTTTCTATGTTATCCATTATCTTTTTTTAGCACCTCCTCTAGCACGGTTCTTTTTAGTATTCTCACATACTACTTTCTTTTTACCTTTAACCATCTTATGTGATCTATCCTGACCTTCAGGACAACGTTTAATCTTTAATAGGTCTCTTCTATACTTTCTCTTTTTATCAGTGCTATTGATTAATTTTTGTTTTTTCTTTTGTTTCAAATAAGACTTCCTACCTTTAGCAGATTGATAGTATCTAGAAGTCTTACCTGGATTCTTAGCCCGTTTTGGAGCCATATAACCTCCGTTGTACTAGTTCAGGATCTACTTTAGGGAGGATTCTATTAAGTTTATCTATTGGACTGCCGTCATAAGCAACACCTGTGATATCATTAGTCTTAAGCCAATCACATGCTGCTTTCAAGTCTTGGGTAGAAGCCTCACCACTCTTCACTCTTTTCAAGAATTCATTAGTAACGAGGTTATGTAAGTCATTAAACTTATCTTCTGTTGCCTTAGACATATTTATGTTGTATAGGTTTGTTTACCAATATCAATAACTTCTAAATTACCTAATCCTACTCTAGTAACAGCATCAGGATCTATACCTATAGTAGGTTCTCCTATCTTTGGCTGTGCTTGGTATTTAGTAACTTTAGCAGTTTCTGTTGGTTCAGGTTTAACTAATTGCTTAACTGATGTTGTATTCTTTTTTCTAGGCATCTTTTCCACCTGGGAATAGGTTCTTTTTAATCAATGCTACTGCCTTATCATCAATGGTATTATCAGTTGACGCTGAATAAGCTTCAAGTAGTTGTATAACTAGTTCCTTTACTGCAGATGAACTGAGGAATGCCATGAGGATGGGCTTGATAAGTAAGGTCATTTTTTCTTTTTGAATGGGTTGATGTTCCAAGATTTTGTATCTTCTTTGGGTGGTTGTGTTGATTTAATATAAGCAGATATAGCAATAACATCACTACACATACTTTCTACTCTTGAGCCAGGTTTCAACATGAACCCTTTAGTTTGTAACTCTGCACATTTGAGAGCACGAACTAGCTCGTAATCTAATCTCATCTTCTCTTCTTGTCTAGCAGCTATACTACGGCATCTACGTAGACCTTCTCTATCTAAGGGGATCATGAAGTTAATCTGACCTCCCCAGTTCTCAGCTAAGGTATAACTAGAAGGTGCCATTTTACCTTCATCTATATCCCAAGGTTTCGTATGATTACCCATATAGAATGGGCTAAATGTCATCGTAGATCCATTACATGAGATATTAGGTCCATAGTGCTGTCTCGACGGTGCTCCATTATTCTGGAATTGCACCGCCTGATTGGTCACATTGCCCGTTGCAGCTGCTACTGGATTAGAAGTGTTATTAGTTTCACCTTCTTCAGCACGAACTGGTGCTATTGAGAGAAGACTGATAAGGAGACCGTAGTAGAAGTAGTGTCGATTTCTCGATCTATTTCTGTTATTGACAGTACCTGACTTGCTGCTCTTGTTACTATTTCTAGCTCGAATGGATCTCCAGCTGTATGTAGAGTGAATATTGAATCTGAGTCGGCTACACCTCCTGATGAGGCTGATGTATGGGTTATATTTTCCCCAGTCCATTTGTTTAATGCAGACCCATA